GATATGGATTTATTATCTCAGGATTTTCAGACCCCAGAAGAAACTAATAAACCCATCTATGCTAATTGGGGTGGTGTATATCCTGTGATGCACGTCTCTTTAAGTAGCAATTTGGGAGATGGTCCTTCTATTGATGCGATGGTACAGGCATCAAATGAATTTGTTAATATGATGTATAAGCAGACTGCTTTGAATGATATAAACAAGCATAATTTAAAACAATTCCTAAATAATCAAAAGAGTAGTGCTCAATCTCAATGAAGCAATGTGACCAAGGTTATATTTGGGATCCCATGCAGAATAAGTGTGTCAAGATAACTGGCAGATATTCTGGTACTTGGTGGGGTGTTTATCATGAGCGAAATGGAAAGAAAAAGAAAAATGGCAATGGAAAAAATGGTAATGGCAACGGTAATGGGTCCTATAACGGGAATGGAAGTTCTAATGGCAATGGTGGCGGTAATGGCGGTGGGAACGGCAACGGTGGTGGTGGCGGCGTTAGTGAAGGAGTAGAAGTATCTAATTGGAGAGATGATTTTAATCCAACCGAATATGAATTTATTGATCTTATAAAACCAGATCCTATAGAAGTTCCCGAACCAACAGTTGAATGGGAAGATCCTTTAGATTTACAGGAAGTAAGAAGACTTCCTAAGTACAATAAACCAGGAAATATAATAGAAGTATATTTGGCATGGAGGGGAAGAACCATGAGCATTCAAATGTTTTTCCCACAAGTAAAGAAACCTTCTCGGAAGGAAGTTATTGATCAACTCCAAAAAGTGTATCCCGGTGCGAAACTCTGGAGTTATCGTATTGCAGATTATGACCCGGAAACCCCTTTATTTCAGAAGTCTGACTAATCAGGAGATTATATTATGCCAACAATGGATGAGGTTTACCTAGGTAATCCGTTACTAAAAAAAGCGAATGTCAAGCAAGAATTTACTAAAGAGCAAATTCTTGAGTTTGTAGCATGTAAAAATGATCCCGTTTATTTTGCTAAACAGCATGTAAAGATTGTAAGTTTGGATGAAGGTTTAGTACCTTTTGAACCTTATGATTTCCAAGAGAAGTTGATTAGAAATTTCCACGAGAATAGATTTAATATCTGTAAGATGCCTAGGCAGACAGGTAAATCTACTACATCTGTATCATATCTGTTGCATTATGCAGTATTTAATGATAACGTTAATATTGGCATCCTAGCGAACAAAGCAGCGACTGCTAGAGATTTATTAGGTAGATTACAGACTGCATATGAAAATTTACCTAAATGGATGCAACAGGGTATTATATCCTGGAACAAAGGTAGTTTGGAGTTAGAAAATGGTTCCAGAATCTTGGCTGCGTCAACTAGCGCCAGTGCTGTTCGAGGAATGTCTTTCAATATCCTGTTCCTGGATGAGTTTGCATTCGTTCCAAATCATATTGCTGATTCGTTTTTTGCCTCTGTTTATCCTACTATTACTTCTGGTAAAAGTACGAAAGTCATAATGGTTTCTACCCCTCACGGGATGAACCACTTTTATAGGTATTGGCATGATGCTGAAAGAGGAAAGAATGAATACGTTCCAACAGATGTTCATTGGTCTGAAGTTCCTGGAAGAGATGATGTATGGAAAGAGCAGACTATTGCTAACACTTCTGAACAGCAATTTAAGATTGAGTTTGAGTGTGAATTTTTAGGATCTGTTGATACTCTTATTGCTCCAAGCAAGTTAAGATCACTGGTTTATCAAGAACCCGAAAAAAGAAGTGGAGGATTAGATGTCTATGTTGATCCCCAAAAAGATCATGATTATGTTATTACAGTAGACGTTGCAAGAGGAGTAGGAAAAGATTTCTCTGCTTTTATAGTAATTGATATAACAGAGTTTCCTCATTCTGTAGTAGCAAAGTATAGAAATAATGAAATAAAACCTATGCTTTTTCCAAGTGTAATTGAAGAAGTTGGGAGAAGTTATAATGATGCATTTATTTTATGTGAAGTAAATGATATTGGAGATCAGGTGGCATCCATTTTAAATTATGATTTAGAGTATAAAAATCTTCTCATGACTTCCATGAGAGGAAGAGCTGGGCAAGTTATAGGTCAGGGGTTCTCAGGTAAAAAGACTCAATTAGGAGTCAAGATGTCCAAGACCGTTAAAAAGGTTGGAGGTCTTAACTTAAAAACTTTGGTTGAAGAAAATAAACTGCTCTTCTGTGATTATGAAATAATGAGTGAATTGACTACCTTTATTCATAAAAGCAATTCCTTTGAGGCAGAAGAAGGGTGTAATGATGACCTTGCGATGTGTCTTGTCATCTATGCATGGTTAGTACAATGTGATTATTTTAAGGAACTTACTGATCAGGATGTAAGAAAAAGATTATATGAAGAGCAAAAAAATCAAATAGATCAAGATATGGCTCCTTTTGGATTTATGGATGATGGAATGGGTGATGATAGTTTTACTGATGAGGACGGAGATACCTGGTTTAAGGCGGATGAATATGGGGATAAATCTTACATGTGGGAATATCTGTCGTAAACGTCAAAAACAATAAATAATTTCTAGATAACTGATAATTAGGAAAAAAACATGGCGACTCCACAATTATCTCCGGGAGTACTGACTAGGGAGGTTGACCTAACAGTAGGAAGGGCAGAGAACGTATTAGATAATATTGGAGCCATTGCTGGTCCATTTACAATAGGACCTGTTAATGATCCTGTTGATATCGCTACTGAACAAGACTTGATAAATGTGTTCGGTAAGCCTCAGTCAACAAGTGCCCAATATGAGTATTGGATGAGTGCTGCTTCTTACTTAACTTACGGAGGAGTCCTTAAGGTTGTTAGAACGGCTGGTCCATACTTAGCAAATGCTAATGCTGGAGTTGGTATCGCTTCTACTTCTATGACTGGAAGTGGTAGAATTGACAACTATGATGATTATATCAACAATCATGATGATGCAACTGATTTTACTTTTGCTGCAAAGAACCCTGGTTCATGGGCAAACGATTTAAAAGTCACCTTCATCGATGATTTTGCTGATCAGATTCTCCATGTTAATACTACAGATCCTGCAGCAATCGGTTGTACTATTGGTTATGGTGTTACCGCACCTATTAACGGAGTCATTGCAGGATTGGGAACAACTACCCAATTCAGTGGTTATCTAAAAGGTATTATCGTTGGTGTTAATACAGATAGCAGTACTGCTGCTAATAGCACTATCGATGTAAGAATTGTTTCTAGAGTTTCAGGATTTGGAACAGAAACAATGATTGATTATTCTGAAGATACTGTCGGGTACGCATTTACGGCAGGTAACTACATTAAGACAGTTAATAACAGTGCTGCTGTTACTGGTACTGGATTTACACCAAATCTTTCTTCTGGTATCGCTGAACCTGTTAAAGACTGGTACGATCAACAAACTTTAGGTCTTACCAATGCTAGTATTTCCTGGAAGGAAATTGCTGGAAGACCAACTACTACAAAGTATTGCTTAGATAGAGATTCTAAGAATGATGCTTGCCACATTGTTGTAACTGACGACACTGGTAAGATTACTGGTATTCAAGGTAATGTGATAGAGAAGCATCTCAACCTATCTAAAGCACTTGACGCAGTATCAGCAGTAAATGCTCCAACCAAAAACTGGTACGAGCAATATATTGCCGATTTCTCTGAGAATGTTTATGCTGGTGGTAATCCTGGTGGAACTAGTAACACTTATTCTTCCTGGGAATCTCATCCACGCGCAAGTACTTTCTCAAGTACAACAGATTATACTCCAGTTGGAACCGCTGCTGGTACATGGGGTATAGATGCTCAAGGTGTTAACTTCAACGTTATTGGTAATAAGACTTATACACTTTCAGGTGGTGATGACTACTCTGTTGGTGGTAGCGTTGTAAGTTCCGGAAGTACATTTAATGGATTCTCCGCAACTCTTGGAGATTTGATGACTTCTTATAATGAGTTTTCCAATAAGGATGAAATTGAGGTTGATTTCCTTATCATGGGTCCTGGTGGAGACACCGTTCAGGATTCTCAAGCAAAAGCAAACAAACTAATTTCTCTTGCAAATAGCAGAAAGGATTGTGTTGCTACAGTTGGACCACATAGGGCAGATTTGGTTGGTGTTACTAATGCCACAACTCAGACCAATAACTTGGTTCAGTACTTTGCTTCACTATCATCTTCTTCTTATGCAGTATTTGATAGTGGTTATAAGTACACTTACGACCGTTTCAATAACAAGTTCCGTTACATTCCTACGAATGCTGACGTTGCTGGTTTAATGTGTCGCACTGCGATCACTTCTTATCCTTGGTTCTCACCTGCAGGACAACAGCGTGGTATTATCAACAACGCTATTAAACTTGCATACAACCCAGATAAGGCACAAAGAGATATCCTTTATCCTAAGAGAGTTAACTCTGTTATCACTCAACCTGGAATAGGAACATTACTCTTCGGTGATAAGACTGGTCTTGGATATGCATCTGCATTTGATAGAATCAACGTTCGTCGTTTGTTCCTTACTATTGAGCAAGCACTTCAGAAAGCAGCAGAGGCACAACTCTTTGAACTCAATGATGAGTTGACAAGAGCAAACTTTAGAAACATTGTTGAACCATACCTCCGTGATGTACAGGCGAAGAGAGGACTCTATGGATTCCTAGTTATTTGTGATACCACAAACAACACTCCTGATGTTATCGACAACAATGAGTTCCGCGCAGACATTTATCTGAAGCCTGCGAAGTCTATTAATTATGTCACTCTAACCTTCATTGCTACCAGAACTGGAGTCAGTTTTGAAGAAGTAGCAGGTAGAGCATAACTTCATTAATAGATCTAAATAACAACAAGGAGGATTACTAATCATGGCAACAACAAGAGAAAATAAAACAATTTCTCAATT